GAAGCGCAACAGATGTAGGAGATTTATTTTTTGGATATAGTGGTCTTAAAGGTATTTCTTCTACAACTCATGGATATGCTGTAGGAGGTAATGCACCATATTCGGTACCACCACCATATCCATACGCCGGCGTTAATATAATTCAAAAATGGTCAATTGCTTCTGACGCAAATGGAACTGATGTGGGTGATATGATTCATGCAGCAAACAATCATCCTGATCCCGGACATCAAGTTTAAAGGATATAAATACAATTATGACTGGTAGATACACCATAAGATTACCTCTCTCTGATGGAACTTATAGAGAAAAAGTAGTAGTTGATGAGAATCGCGATATATTTGTTGATGAAATACGAGTCAGCACTCCTTTTGTTATTACTAATGAATTTCTTCCAACAAGCCCTAATTTTATTGATTTAAACATTCGAGGTCAAAGTCAAGGTCATAGATTAGGTGGTAGATCTGGCAGTCTTACTTTTACCGGATCGCCTTTAACTGCAAGTCAGAATATAAATAAGAAATTTCCCTTTTCTGTGCCAATCCAAACATCTGAAGACGTTGGTGATTTAACTGCAGGAAGACACGAACTAGCGGCATCGCAATCAACGTCAGCTGGATATACTGCAGGAGGAGTTTCAAATCCATTCACTCCTCCTGTCACCACATCGACATATGTAAATATAATAGATAAATTTCCATTTTCAGCTGGAGGTAACTCTACTGATGTAGGAGATTTAACACTTGCGCGTTTTTGTAATAATGCTGGAACAACATCAAGAACACACGGATACACGGCTGGAGGCGGAACTGGAGGAGGAAGCACTATGACTTTAACCAACGTCATAGACAAATACCCATTTTCAAGTGATGCTAATGCCACTGATGTAGGAGATTTATCACAAGCAGTCACTGGTGGATGTGGACAATCTTCAGAAACTCATGGCTATCATTCAGCTGGCACTACAGGTACTCAATTTACATATGTCATGGATGTTGAAAAATATCCATTTGCTTCGGATGCAAATTCTGCTAATATAGGTCATTTATCTTATTATAGTGGAGTTTATCAAGCTGCTGGACTTCAAGATGCTACTACTGGATACATGCATGGCGGATATAGAAGTCCTCCAGCTCCGCAGTATTCTAGTAATTATGTTCCCGGGCAGCTTTGGGGATTTCCTTTTGCAAGTGATGCAGATTCTCTTACAGGAACAACAAATTTTTACTCACCGGGTGCAAGTGGTGCGGTTAGTCCTTATAATGCTGGTCGAGGATCAGCGAGTTCAGACACAGTCGGATTTGTATTTGGAGGTTATAACAATAATACTTTGGCTTCATTTCCGTTTGCTAGTCAAGGATTGACTGTTACGTACAATAGTTGGGGTCCTTATCCACTCAACACTCCTTTCGGTGGTGGTACAGGAACTTTTAGATAATGACATTTAAATTAGGAAATAATGCATATTTATTTGAAGAAGACGGAAAGGTTATATTAGTAGCCAAAACTATTAAACATGAGGGTGGCGCAGGTGGAAGCATGGTTCATCCTTCAGTACCTTCAGTAGGTGTTACTATTAAAACGGGTACTATTGGTACTCTTCCAGAAGGTTATATTGATGATGCTTTTTTTACGTTTCAAGGATCCACAAGTGGTTATGCTTCAGGCGGTAGACAAAATTTTTCCGTGTGGATGACTAAAATAGATAAATATCCTTTTAGTAGTGATACTAATGCAAGTGATGTAGGTGATTTATCACAAGCAAGAGACGGTGCAGGTCAATCGTCTGCGGTAAATGGTTATACTGCTGGAGGTAGTCAAACCTCATTTAATAACTATGTTAACTTTATTGATAAATTTCCATTTTCAATTTCTAGTGGCACTGCAAGCGACGTTGGCGACTTAACGGTAGCAAGAGCCGGTCATGCTGGCCAGTCTTCAGGTTCAAATGGATACGTAACAGGCGGTAGTCCATATACCGATGTCATTGATAAATTTCCAGTATCTTCTGACGCTAACGCGACAGATATAGGAAATTTAACAGCTCCTCGAGCGGCTGTATCCGGACAATCATCAACTACTCATGGCTATACATCTGGCAGTCTTGCTTTTCCTACTTTTTCAGGTAATATTATAGATAAATTTCCTTTTGCCGTCAACGGTAACGCCACTGATGTAGGAGATTTAGTAAAACCTACAATGTATGGTTCTGCAAGCACTGGCCAATCTTCTACCAGTCACGGATATCATAGTGGTGGAATTAGCACTCCTCCTTATATCGCAGAAGATACAATACAAAAATTTACTTTTGCAAGTGATAATGATGCAACGGATGTGGGAAATCTTACTATAGCAAGACAATCTGTATCCGGACAATCATCAACTACTCATGGTTATGCAACAGGAGGCTACAACAATCCTCCTCAAGTATTCTATAATACAATAGAAAAATTTACTTTTACAAGTGATAATGATGCAACGGATGTTGGAGACATGACTGTCGAAGGGTTTCATACTGCAGGCCAACAAGTTTAACACTTATATATAATATTAACAACAAACATTATGGGAACTAATAATGACAAATAATTTAACTTCACAAGAATATTTTAAAAATCATAAACACATTTATCTTTCTGAAGTGTTAAGTAAAGATCAATGTAAAGATCTTTGCGATCATATGCATAATTTGCATAAAGAAGGTAAACTCATTCAAGATGATCAATGTCCGCTTTCTTGGTCAGTTTATGGTGATCCAAAATTTGATTCACTATTATCATCTTTATCTAAACCTATTGGAGAAAAATTAGGTATAGAACTTTTACCGACGTATACTTATGCTAGGTTATATCAATACGGAGATGTATTAAAAAAACATACTGACCGACCTTCATGTGAAATATCAGGTACATTGACAATTGGTCATGATCCAGATTCTAAAATTTGGCCAATTTTTGTCGGTAAAGATGAAAATGATGCAGGTAGAATGTATGAAATAGCTGTTGGCGATCTTGTTATGTATCGTGGAAATGAAATGCTTCATTGGAGACCTAAGTATAAAGGTAAATGGCAAGTTCAAATATTTTTTCATTATGTTGATGCCAATGGGCCGCATAAAGAATGGGCTAATGATAAAAGAGAAGCGCTAGGAAGTGTGCCTGTTCTCGAAAGAATGAGTAAAAACGATAAAGATGATACAAACGTAGTTTCAGCTACGATGCCATTTAAATATTTTAACAATCCAAATAGCATGACTATAATGCCTCAAAGTGGGTTTTTGCCGGGCTATTGCGCATTTTCGAGTAATTTTAAAAAAGAAATTGCACTTACACCAGAAGAATGTGATAAGATTATAAACACCGCTAAAAATGATTATGCAACTAAAGCTTCAGTAGGTACCTCTGAAAATTCTAAGCAAGATTTAAAAATAAGAAATGTAGATAATTATTTTGTATTTTTAAATGATGACACTAGATGGATTTATAATAAAATAATGCATGCTGTTTCATTAGCTAATCACGAACACTTTCATTATAACATTTCAGGAATTACTCATGAATTACAATTGCTTCATTATAGATCTGATGATGGTCAGGGACATTATGATTGGCACGTTGATGTAGGTGATGGAAGTGCATCTTGTCGTAAAATTTCTATGTCAATTATGTTGTCTCCAGAAGATAAATATAAAGGTGGAAACTTAGAAGTAAATGATCACGGCGTAATAAAAGAAGCTTCTAAAGAGCAAGGGTCAATTCATATGTTTCCAAGTTATCAACTCCATCGCGTAACTCCTGTAACAGAAGGTGAGCGATGGGTTTTAGTTATATGGATTAACGGGTCAGATAGATTTAAATAAAGGAGAAATATATGCCTGTTGTAGAATATAAAATGCACGCAGTAACTAGTAAAGAAGGTATTAGTGCACCTCTTTGGATAAAAGATGGTGGTTATCACACTTCACCTATTGATCACACAAAGGTTGGATGGGTTAAACCTGAATCTGAAAGAGAATACTACGTACCAGATACAGTAACTGAATTGTCAAAAACTGATTTTATTAATAGACAATTAGGAATACACGCTATAAATCCAATGGTTGAAACTAGAGACAGTGCTGGTGAATTTGTAGATATTGAATTAGATTCAGCTCAAGTTACGTCTATCTCTGGAGCTTGGTATGATTCTTTTGTGAGTTCAAACTCATGATTGAATTAGAAGGTCTTTATGATAAAATAATGGAAAGCGAACGACATGAAATTATTGAAGTACTATCTTTTATTCAAACAGAATATCCAGATGTGTTTGCAGAAGTTGTAGAACGTATTGAAGAAATTATTTAAGAAGAGATTATATTATGGACTTAGATACTGCAATTTTAGATTGCCAAAATAATATTTTTGCAACTCCGGTGTGGGGTTTTTATTTAAATACAGAAAAATATCATGTTTCTGACTATATCGAATATATTAATGAAATGTGTGAGAATCAATCTTCTGTAAAAAAAAGTAATTATGGAGGTTGGCAATCGCATGATGATTTGCATAAAGAAGGAATATTTCAAGAATTAAAGAATAGTATAGATCATGTTGTTAATAAATGTGTTCCTAATACCAACATAGAATCTTTGTGGGCAAATGTAAATAATCATAAAGATTTTAATATGCAACATAATCATGAAGGCCTTTTATCTGGAGTTTTTTATTTAAAAGTTCCTGAAAATAGCGGCAATTTAGTTTTAGTAAATCCTAAACCTAAAATGAATCATTGTTACTATTCTAAAACGTTAAGTCAATACATACCTAGTCTTAATCATGATTTTGTTATTAAACCTGAACCTTTGGCTGTAGTAATTTTTCCAAGTTGGCTCGAGCATTATGTTGAACCTAACTTGTCAAAGAGCTCAAGAATAAGTGTTAGTTTTAATATTGAAATTAAAAAATGAGTAAATCAGTAAATTTAAATAGTTCTGAATATATATTTGCTGAAAATATGTTTGGTGGTGATAAGAATAATAATGTCACTTTAGATCATTATTTGTTAGTTATACCTTTTGATTTTCAAGAATTAAATAGAATTCATAAATCATATATGATACAAAAATTCAAACGTGATAGATTAGAGGGTCCTTCATATGATTTACAGAAAAAAGGATATAACACATTATATGATGATGAAGCATATACGTCGATTATAAGCAAAGCTTTTACTGCTATAGTCAAAGAAAATTTTATAGTTTCATCACAACTTGCACCTATAAAAACTTGGATATACGTTCAAAATAAAGAAAATTGGAGTAGTGTTTGGCATACACATACATCGACATCAACAGTTAATGCGGTTTTTTATATAAATCCACCAGAAAAAGGAGGAGGCCTTAGTCTCAGACTAAATGGTGTAGAAACTACTATACAACCAAAGCCTAATTATCTTTACGTGTTTCCGTATTGGATGGAACATAAACCTAATCCACAAGAGGATGAAGATTGGCGAATAAGTGTAAATATTGAATATGTGTGCTCTCAAAGGGCAATAGTAAAAGAAACAGGAGTAGTATGGTAAATTCAAACTATTTTTTTTATAAATAGATAAAAATACTTAAGGACTAAACATGGCAAATCCAAATTCCAGAGCTACATTAATAGATTATTGTAAAAGGCGATTAGGTGATCCCGTTATAGAAATAAATGTTGATGAAGATCAAGTTGAAGATAGAGTAGATGAAGCTCTACAGTATTATCAAGAATTTCATTCTGACGCCACTGTAAGAACATATTTAAAACATTTGATAACTGGCACTGATGTTTCGAATGAATATATATCTGTAAATTCAAATATTTTATTTGTTTCAAAGATGTTTCCTTTAACGAGTACTTTTAACAATTCTAGAAACTTTTTTGATATTAAATATCAAATGATGTTAAACGATATCGCTGATCTTATGAATTTTGCAGGAGATCTTGCATATTATGAGCAGATGCAGCAATATTTATCTTTATTAGACATGAAATTAAATGGTCATCCACAAGTACAATTTTCAAGAAAGCAAAATAGATTATATATCTTTGGTGATTTTGCCGATAATGACATTAAAGCTGGTGACTATATAGTTGCTGAAGTTTACAGCATAGTGGACCCTAATGCACATACGTCTGTATACAATGATATGTTCTTAAAAGAATATACAACTGCATTGATAAAACAACAATGGGGTGCTAATTTAATTAAATTTGAAGGAATGCAGTTACCCGGAGGAGTTATATTAAACGGTAGACAAATATATGATGATGCAACTTCTGAGATAGCTACTCTTAGAGAAAATTTAAGATTAGAACACGAGTTTCCACCAGACTTTTTCGTAGGTTAATATGAGAAATCTTTATTTTTCTGATAAAGTTAGATCAGAACAAAAATTATACGAAGATATTATAATAGAATCTTTAAAGATCTATGGGCAAGATGTTTATTATATTCCACGAGATCTTGTTCAAGAAGATAAAATTTTTGGAGATGATGTTCCTTCAAGATTTAATTCGGCTCACAAAATTGAAATGTACATTGAAAATGTTGAAGGGTTTGATGGTGAAGGTGATCTATTTACACGCTTTGGTGTAGAAATAAGAGATGAAGCAACGTTTGTAGTTTCGCGAAATAGATGGTCTCAACAAGTTGCTAAATTTGATAGTGGCATAACATCAGTAAGGCCTTTAGAAGGAGATTTAATTTATTTACCTTTATCGAAAAAATTATTTGAAATATCTCATGTAGAGCACGAACAACCTTTTTATCAACTAAGCAACTTACCAGTATTTAAATTAAGAACACGTTTATTCGAATATAACAATGAAGATCTCGATACAGGTGTTACTGAAGTAGATAAGATAGAACTTGATTACGCATACAAATACATACTAACTTTAGATGGAACAAGTGGCATAATAACTGTTGGCGAAAAAGCTACACAAACTCTTTCAAGTGGAGTAACCATAAGTGGAGAAGTGGCTAAATGGTCAGATTCTGATCAAAAATTACACTTAATACATGTAGATACTAGTGATGATAAGTATCATACATTTGTTACAGGCACAAATATTACAATAAGTGCACAATCTGGAAGTCCAACTGAAAGAATTGGAGATTCTGCGTACAACGTAACAGCAATTGCTGAAGATAATCAACTTTCTTCAAATGAGCAAAATACAGATTTTTCAACGGGTACTGACTTTATAGATTTTAGCGAGTCAAATCCATTTGGCGATGTGAGTAGTAACTAATGTTCGGTAATCATTTCTATCATGCAAAAACCAAAAAAGCAGTTGCGTTATTTGGTAGATTATTTAATAACATCTATGTGGTGAGAGTTAATAATCAAGTAAAGGTTCCACTATCATACGCACCTAAACAGAAATATCTTGAAAGAATAAGAGAAAATCCTGATTTAAGTGCTAATTCTCAAGTTGCAATCAAGTTGCCAAGGATGTCATTTGAAATTACGTCAATTGCTTATGACGCTTCTAGACAACTGCAAAAAGTTTCCACATTTAATACAAGAGCATCAGATTCTAATGTAAATAAAAGACAAAAATTTTTTACACCCGTTCCATACTCAATTAACTTTCAATTAAATGTTTACGCTAAATCACAAGATGACGCTTTGCAGATCGTTGAACAAATACTGCCAACATTCAATCCTCAATATTCAATAACAATAAAACCTTTTTCTACAGAATATCCGGGGCTAGTTGAAGATATTCCTATTATAATACAAAGTGTATCATTTAGTGATGACTTTGAAGGATCTATGGAACAAAGGCGTACAATAATATACAGCATGGACTTTGAGATGAAGATAAGTTATCATGGTCCGATTGCTGATACCAACGTCATTCGTAGTAGCGTTGCAAAAGTATTTGATATTAATGCAGGACTAAAAGATTCTGACATTGGTATGGAAACAATAACAGTGACACCGAATCCCATTAGCGTAATTGGATTAGCTGATAGTGATTTTGGCTTCACAACAACAATAGTGGATAGCGCATAATGTATGAATATAGATGTAAAATAATAAAAATAATTGATGGTGACACAGTTGACGTGGATATTGATTTAGGTTTTGGTGTGTGGATGCACAAAGAAAGAGTTAGGCTTTATGGAATTGATACTCCCGAATCAAGAACACGCGACTTAGAAGAAAAAAAGTACGGATTGGCAGCAAAGAAATTTTTAACTGGAATGTTAGATGATGAAGGTGGCATAATATTAAAGACACATAAAGATAAAACAGGCAAGTTTGGCAGAATACTTGGCGAATTATGGAGAACCACTGACTACGCCGATCAGTCTATAAATGATTATATGATAGAGAAACATCATGCAGTTGCATATTACGGTCAATCTAAACAAGATATTGAAGAACAACATGTTAAGAATCGAGAGTTTGTTACATTAAATGAGTAATAAAGACGAAATGAAACAGTTCTTTCCTCCTGAAGAAAAGAATGTTGATAATGATTACAAATACTCAAGAGACACATATTATGAACTCGTGGAAAAAGGTAAACAAAGTTTAGAGTTAATGATTGAAGTCGCTCGAGAAAGCGAACACCCGCGTGCATTTGAAGTGTTATCAGGTATGATTAAAAACATTTCAGATGTTAATGACAGATTAATGGATTTAAACAAAAAGAAAAAAGACTTAGATAGAAAAGAAGAGATTAAAAAAATCGCAAACACTACAAACAATCTCTTTGTTGGGTCAACATCTGAATTACAAAAATTACTTAAGAATGAAACGGACCTAGTTAATGTTACACCAAAATCAAAATGAAAACTATCTAGGTAATCCTAACATAAAAAAAGACGGTATCGTTCAAAATTGGACAGAAACCGAAATAAAAGAATATGCTAAATGCATGAAAAGTCCTGTATACTTTATTGAAAAGTATGCGAAGATTATTTCTC